GCTTTATCCGATAGCCTTTAAAGGTGCTAAGTTTAAAGAGGTTGAAAAGTTATGGTTGTTCCCAAGTGGAGCTAAAATAGAATTTGGGTTCTTGGAACGAGATGCGGATGTTTATCGTTATCAAGGACAAGCGTACAGTTGGATAGGTTTTGATGAGATAACTCATTTACCTACAGAGTTTGGTTGGAACTACTTAGCATCACGACTAAGAACAACTAACCCAGAGTTACAAACTTATCTACGTTGTACAGCTAACCCCGGTGGAGTAGGTGCACAATGGGTTAAGAAAAGATATGTAGAAGCCTCTGAGCCTAACAAAACATTTAAAGGTACAGATGGTTTAACAAGAAAGTTTATACCAGCATTGTTACAGGACAACCCCTACCTTGCTGAAGACGGTGAGTATGAAAGGATGCTACAATCCTTACCAGCAGTTCAACGCAGACAACTGCTTGAAGGTAACTGGGATGTAGCTGAAGGTGCAGCGTTTGCTGAATTTGCACCAGACGTACATGTTATAACACCATTTGAATTACCAAATTGGTGGGAACGAATAAAAGGGGTTGACTATGGTTATGCTGCTGAGAGTTGTTGTCTATGGGCTGCTATTGACCCCGATGATAAGACCATCATTATATATAGAGAATTATACAGAAAAGGTCTAACAGGGGAAGCACTCGGTGACACTATAACACAAATGGAAGAGAATGAAATTAAATCTATTCCGGGTGTGTTAGATACATCAGCATGGTCAAGGACTGGATATACAGGTCCTACTATTGGAGAAATACTTGTCAATAGAGGACATAAATTAAGAAGAGCTGATAAGAATAGGATAGCAGGTAAGACTCAAATACATGAGCATCTACGACAGCGAGAAGGAAGTGGTAGACCAAGGTTACAAATATTTAGTAACTGTGTCAACCTAGTAAAAGAATTACAAGGTATACCATTATCAAGTAAGAATCCTGAAGACGTAGATACTAAAGCTGCCGACCATGCATATGATGCATTACGGTATTTAATTATGAGTAGACCAAGATTAGACCATCCACATGATAGGATGTTAAGAATTAAATCAGATATATATCAACCTTCAGATAATACATTTGGATATTAATAAATGGCAGAAGATAATACATTTTTAAATGCTAATAATCTTTACGAAGACGTTGAAGGTGAATCTGGTAAAACATTAAGTTTAGAAGAAGACCAACAACGTAATCTTATTGGGATTATTAAAGGTAGATATACACAAGCAGAAAATGCTCGTGACCTCAATGAAAGACGTTGGATTAAAGCATATGAAAACTATAGAGGTTTGTATGCTAAGAATGTTAAGTTTAGAGAATCAGAAAAGTCTAGAGTATTTGTTAAGATAACTAAGACTAAAGTTCTTGCAGCATTTGGACAACTGGTAGATGTTATCTTTGGTACAGGTAAGTTTCCTATTGGTATAGCAGAAACAAAAGTACCAGAAGGTGAAACAGATTATGCTCACCTTAATATTAATAATCCTAATCCTAACATTGAAACTAGCGAACCTGAAATACCTGATGATATAGGTAATAGAATAGATAACCCATATGATGTAGGTTATGAAGGTGATGGTAGAACTTTAAAACCCGGAGCATCTTTTTATAACGGAGTCTTTGAAGATAGTCTAGAAGACCAAGCAGAAGATGCTGGTATCTTGACAGACGGTGCAAGTGCTAATCCTCAAGCAATAGAATTATCTCCAGCCCAGAGAGCTGCGAGAAGAATGGAAAAACTTATCCATGACCAGATTGATGAGTCCAATGGTTCTTCCGAAATACGTAATGCTCTTTTAGAATCTGCTTTACTTGGTACAGGGATTGTAAAAGGACCATTTAATTTTAATAAGAAGTTACATAAGTGGGATACTAATGAAGAAGGTACAAGAGAATATAACCCACTAGAAGTTAGAGTACCTAGAATAGAGTTTGTTAGTTGTTGGGATTTTTATCCAGACCCTTCAGCTACTAACATGGAAGAATGTGAGTACGTAGTTCATAGACACAAAATGAATCGTAGTCAACTAAGACAACTACGTAACATGCCATACTTTGATGAAGATGCAATCCGTGATGCTATTCAAATGGGTGCTAACTATATTGAAAAAGATTACGAGTATGCTATTCGAGATGATAATCAAACAGAAGAAGATTATCAATCAAACTTTGAAGTGCTTGAGTACTGGGGTATTATGGATGCCGAGTATGCACGAGAAGTTGGAGTTGAACTAAGTGATGACATTGATGACTTAGATGAAGTACAAATCAATGCATGGATATGTGGTGATAAAGTTTTAAGAGCAGTAATTAATCCATTTACGCCTTATAGATTACCATACCATGCTTTCCCATATGAAAGAAATCCATATAACTTCTTTGGTATTGGGATTGCAGAAAACATGGATGATAGTCAACAGATTATGAATGGTCATGCAAGAATGGCTATTGATAACCTAGCAATGTCAGGTTCATTAGTATTTGATGTTGATGAGTCTGCTTTAGTTGGTGGACAATCAATGGAAATATATCCGGGTAAGATATTTAGAAGACAAGCAGGAATGCCCGGACAAGCAATACATGGATTAAAGTTTCCAAATACATCACAAGAAAACTTGATGATGTTTGATAAGTTTAGACAACTTGCCGATGAACAAACTGGGATACCTAGTTATTCACATGGACAAACAGGAGTGCAAAGTATGACAAGAACTGCTTCTGGTATGTCAATGTTGCTTGGAGCAGCAAGTTTAAATATAAAAACTGTTGTCAAAAACCTTGATGACTTTTTATTAAAACCATTAGGTGAATCATACTTCCAATGGAACATGCAGTTCTTAGAAGATGTGCTTGATGTAAAAGGTGATTTAGAAGTTAAAGCTACTGGTACAAATAGCTTGATGCAAAAAGAAGTACGAAGTCAAAGACTAACTATGTTCTTACAAACTGCACAAAGTCCAGCTATTGCACCATTTGTAAAGATTTCTAAACTCGTTAGTGAACTTGCTTATAGCTTAGACTTAGACCCAGAGGAAATACTTAATGACCCTGAAGAAGCAGCTATCATGGCACAAATAATAGGAATGCAAAATGTTGGACAAAATAATGGCGAGGAAACTCAACCCGGTGGTGAACAGTCCCCAATGGGAGGACCTGAAGGAACACCTCAACAACCTCAAGATGCTGGACCTACAGGCAATGGTGGTGGCACAATCGGAACCGGAAATGTACCGGCTGCAGGGGAGACTACGTTTGCTGGGACTCCTAGAGCAGTTGCCGGAGCTGGTGAAGGAGGCACTTAATAGAAAAGAAGATGGATGAATTAAAAGGTAAACAAAAACAATTAGATGCTAATAATGATGGTCAGATTAGTGGAGAAGACTTTAAATTATTAAGAGAAAGAAAAAATAAAGGTGGTCTTACAAATGCTGAAATGTATATGGATGCTTTTGATAAATTATCTAAAAATCAAAGAAAACAAGTTTATCAAACAATTATGTCTGAAAGAACAGATGCTTTACAAGATTTATTTGGAGAAAAAAAAGGAAAGATTGTAGGTGGTGTATTAAATATTAGTGATAGAGTTATTAGTCCAATAGTAGGTTTAAGAGGTTTAAATTTAACTGATGATGAAAGAGAAAGATTTATTGAACTAGCTCTACCTGTTATGAATAAAGTTAGAGAACAAAAACAAGAAGGTGGTTCAATGGATGACCAAATGCAAATGGTTATGAATCAACCTATGCTTCCAGACGAAGAGATGGAAGATAACTATTTAGATTTTATAATTGACGAAGCATTAGACGAAGAAGAAGAAGATATGCTAATGTCAAAACTTGAACAAGATGAGCAACTATCTATGCTATTTGATAAAGTAATAGAAGTTGCTTCAGAATTTGCTGGGTCTGGTCCTGTAGAAGGTCCGGGTTCAGGAGTCTCCGACAGTATACCTGCAAGGTTGTCTGATGGAGAATTTGTCTTTACTGCAAAAGCTACAGAGCAAATCGGAGCTGATGAATTGATGCGTATGATGAAAGATGCTGAAGCTGATGCAGATAGACAAGGTATAGAGGAAAGAAAAACTATGGCTCATGGTGGACCTCATAATGAAGATAGAATGCAACAAGAAACTGACCAATTTGGTAGACCTCTTGATGTTGACTTAACTCGTGATGAGATAGAAAAAAACATGATGTCAGTTAATCCTCGCTACCAATAAGCGATAGAGCTACCCTATTAGCGTAGGCACTCTATTATATTAACCCTTGAGGCTACCTTTACAAGACAAGCCCTGCACGTGCACAACGCAGCTACCTTGTTTCCGAAGCCCCGACTAGGAGAAAGAATATGACTAATGAAGTCCAAAAAGAGGAAACGCCAAATCCTTATAACTATAAAAAATCTTGGCACGAAGGTAATGATAAACCTTTTGAATCAGCAGATGGGTTATACTTTGATAAGCCAGAAGATAAGAATAAATTATTCAAATCTGATAGCATTGAAGAAGCAGTAGACCCTGATAATGTTGCAGTAGAAGAATTGGAAACTACTAAGGATACACCTTACAAAAGACCAAACTACAAAAAACGTTATGATGATTTAAAAAGACATTATGATACTAAACTTAATGAGTTTAAACACAGAGAAGAAGAGCTATTAACTCAAGTTCAACAACCTGAATATACAGCTCCTAAAACTGAAGAAGAACTAGAAAAGTTTAAAACAGATTATCCTGATGTCTACGAAGTAGTAGAAACTGTTGCTCATATGCAATCGGAGTCTAAGGCAAAAGTTCTAGAAGAACGTCTTAGCAAACTTCAACAACGTGAACAAGAGTTAGTACGAAAAGATGCAGAAAAAAGGTTAATGGATAGACATCCTGATTTTGAAGATATTAGAAACAGCGATGACTTCCATGCATGGGCAAAAGAGCAACCGGATTCAATTCAGAAATGGATTTATTCAAATGCTGATGATGCCGATTTAGCTTCACGTGCTTTAGATTTATTTAAAAGAGATATTGGTATGGATGTTCCTAAAGAGACTAAGTCATCTTCTAGGACTAGAAAATCTGCTGCTGATATGGTCTCAACTAAAACAACAACAGTTGAACCTAAACAGGAAAAGATTTGGTCCGAAAAGGAGATTGCTGCAATGAGCATGGATGAGTTTGATAAGTACGAAGAGGAAATATCAAATGCTATGCAAGAAGGCAGAATCGTTAAGTAAACTATTATAATATAAAGGAGAAAGTATCATGGCTCAATATTTTGAACCCTCAACTGATACCGATGCTAACTTTGCAAACTCCGTAAGTGGACAAACTAATAGCTACTTCCTACCTAGTATTTATTCTAGAAAGGTTTTAAACTTTTTTAGAAAGAGCTCAGTAGTAGAAGCTATTACAAACACCGACTATGCTGGTGAAATATCTGCTTATGGAGACTCTGTAAAGATTATCAAAGAACCTGTAATTTCTGTGTCTGATTACACAAGAAATTCAGATACAACTGAAACTAGATTAACCGACCAAGAGATTAACTTAGTCGTTGATAGTGCTAAAGCTTTTAAATTCATCGTAGATGATATTGAAAGTAATATGTCACATGTCAACTTCAAAGAGGTTGCTACATCATCTGCTGCATATGCATTGAGAGATTCATATGACGCTGCTGTTATAGCTTCCATGTTCTCAGGTGTTTCAACATCAAGTCCAGACCACGTCTTAGGTGCTGATGCTGCTGCTGCTACCCAAACTATGGGACAGCATCAAGGTGGCTCAAACTCTATTGACTTAACTGGGTCTGATGGAACAGGAGCTGACCCATTAGATGTAATGGCATTTATGGCTAAATTACTAGACGAACAAAATGTACCTGAAGAAGGTAGATGGTTTGTTGCTCCACCTGCATGGTATGAGCAACTTTCACAGTCTGGTTCAAAGCTAATGAGTGTTGACTTCAATGCAGGTCAAGGTTCAATTAGAAACGGATTAGTATCAAGTGGAAAACTAAGAGGTTTTGATATGTACAAATCTAACAATATCGTTGCTCCAAGTACAGCAGGTGGTAAAGTGTTAGCTGGACATATTTCATCTACAGCTACTGCTCAAACTATTATTTCAACAGAAACATTAAGAGACCCAACGTCTTTTGGTGACATAGTTAGAGGATTGCATGTATATGGCTCAAAAGTACTAAGACCTGAAGCTTTAGTTTCAGCGTTTTTTACAGTCGATTAAGATTGACAAACTCGGGGGAGTCTTTGGACTCCTCCACTTTAAGGAGATAAAATGGAAGGACAAATAAGTTATTTCGAAACTATTCAAGACAAAGAAGATAAATGTCGAGAAATGGTTGGTTACAATGAAAGTTTAAAAGAAAAAGATAAAGGAGATAAATAATGAAACACAGTATGGAAAAAGATAAAAAAAGAATGGGTATGATGTATGGTGGTAGAAAATCTGCTGCTAGTGGTATGTACATGATGGATGAGAAAAAAAGAATGCCAAAAAACATGGGTGGTGTAGCTAATGCTCAACCTATGTATTCAGAAGATATGCCTAAAGCTATGCCTAACTAATGAAAGTTAAAGCACCAAAGGGCTACCATTGGATGAAACAAAAAAATGGTAGTTTTAAATTAATGAAACATAAAGGTAAGTTTGTAAAACACAAAGGTGCTAGTTTAACTGCAAACTTTGCCATACAAAAAATACATAAAAAATAATGGCAACAACATATTTAGATTTAAGTAATGAAGTTCTAAGAGAACTAAATGAAGTAGTATTAACATCTGGTTCATTTGCTTCAGCTACAGGTATTCAAGGATTTGTTAAAGATGCAATTAATAAATCATTGTTTGATGTAGCAAATGCAGAACCACAGTTACCATTTTTTAGTGCTGGAGTAAGTGGTAGTACAGACCCTTTTTATGGTAATGTAACTGTAGCTACTGTAGCAGGACAAAGATGGTACACATTAAAAGCTAGTAGTTCTAGTATAACTTCAGATTATGCTGCAGTTGATTGGGATGATTTTTATATTACTACTATTAATGTAAGTGGTGAATCAGCTCCTT